CAAGATTGACATTGACGAAGCGCTGGCGCTTAAGATGCGCTACAATCGGACGCGGCCCTATCGGCACGGGAATAAGGCGTGCTGATACTCACGCGGGCGTAAGTGGGGCAAATTGCGGCGCTAAGAGGGCTCTAAGGCGAAATGGGCAGGACTTGACAAAGTGTGCTGGATGTGGTATGATGTAAACTAGGTTCGTACCCTGACCGTGGAAGCGTACATACCTTCTAGGAGTTGTGGAACTCCGTTGCAAAGGGACCGACTGATAATCGGAAAGCACGATTCGCTCCCCAAACTTGTACGAACCGACTTGGATAGCCAACCGGCTATCGGTTGCGCCACACTCCAGATGGCCGGGTGTGGCGTTCTTGCTATGTGAGGCACATGACAACCATCGCTGACTTGAAACCAGACCCACGAAACGTCCGACAGCATAACCCCCGTAACATCGGCATGATCGTGAATGCCCTTCAGCAAGTCGGTGCCGCCCGCTCTATCGTTCTGGACGAAGACAATGTGATACTAGCGGGCAATGGTGTGATCGAGGCCGCGGCTGAGGCGGGCATCGAGCGGGTACGGATCATCGAGGCCGACGGTGAGGAGATCATAGCCGTCAGACGTTCTGGGCTGACGGCAGAACAGAAGCAGAAGCTCGCGCTCTACGACAACCGCACGGCGGAGCTGGCAGAGTGGGATACTGAGGCGCTGGCTGATATCGGGGAGGAACTGGACCTGGGGGAGTTCTTCACGGGGACAGAGTTGGCGATACTGGATCAGCGGTTCGTGGGCGAGGGAGACGATCCTTATGCTGAATGGCAGGGGATGCCGGAATTTGAGCAGGAAGACCAGTCTTCGTATCAGGCGATTCACGTACATTTCCGATGTAGGGAGCACGTTGAGACGTTTGCACGATTAGTAGAGCAAAAGCTGAGCGAGAAAACTAGGGCGATTTGGTACCCAGAGGCGGCGAAGATAGATATGAAAAGCGAACGTTTCGCCGATGAATCCTAGATACCCTATTTTCATCCCGACGAAGGGGAGATGGGAAAGCCGCCAAACTATCAAGGCACTCGAAAGAATCGGGGTGCCTTATAAGGCGGTTATTGAGGCGCAGGAGTATGATAATTACGCGGCTGTGATAAGCCCGGAGAATATCGTCGTACTACCCCATCGGGATAAGGGCCTGGTCGTTACGCGGAATTGGATATGGGATTATGCGTTAGAGTTAGGCGCTGAGAGATTCTGGACGGTAGATGATAATGTCAAGGACTTCTGGCGGTGGAATCGGAATAGGAAGCTACGAGCGCATACGGGCTCAATCTTTCGTGCGATAGAAGACTTTATCGATAGATATGAGAACGTACCAATCGCGGGCATGAATTATTTCATGTTTATTAAGCAGAAATATGATGATGCTCCGATCAGGCTGAATACCCGTGTATACTCTAATATGCTCCTTCAAGCAGATACGTCGTTTCGGAATCGGGGATTCTATAACGACGATACGGACCTATGCCTTCAAGTTCTCAAGGACGGCCAGTGTACGGTACTATTCAATGCGTTCTTAATTGAGAAGTCGGTGACTATGACCGTGAAAGGCGGTATGACGCAGCACTACCAAGGGGATGGCCGCCTGAAGATGGCTCAGTCACTCCAACGCCAGCATCCCGACGTCGTGAAGATCACGCGCAAGTGGGGGCGCTGGCAGCATCAGGTTGACTATCGCCCGTTTAAGGGGAATCGACTGAAGCGCAAGCCGGGCGTGGTGATACCAGAGGGCAACAACGAATACGGGATGAAGCTGGTGCATGTGGCGGCGTGAACGATGAAACTGAACAGTCGACAGGGAGTCATAGATAAGCGCCGAACGTTAGTAGGTAGAGCCCATTTGCGTGGCGCATCTTTCCGAGAGATCGTTGAGGGCCTACAACGTGACAAGCGCGTGGACCCGGAGACGGGCGAGGAGTGGTCACTTGGCTTCAACCCCGGCACTGGTAACCCGTGGTCGCTCGGCACGATCCACAATGATATCAAGCATATCCATGAACAGTGGCGGCGGGAAGCTACGCGGGATGTGGCGGAATATGTCCGTCGGCAACTGGCCGAGCTTCAGGAGGTACGGCGAGAAGCCTACCGACAGGGTCGCCTCGATTGGGTGCTCAAATCCCTTATGCAAGAGGCCCAGCTACTCGGACTGAACGAACCGGAGAAGTATGAGCTTATCAGAGATGCAGACGAACGGCGCGCAGCCATCGAGCATGATCTGGCGGAGCTTGCCCGACTCAGAGCTGGCGGCGTACCACGAGGAGTTGCTGAGGCAGCTTAGTGAGGAACGTAGACGGCCAGAGTTCCGAAGTTATGCAAAGAAACTCCAAACCTCCGACGCACCCGAGATCATCCTCTCTGGGCCAGCAGGCACCGGCAAAACCCGCGCCAACCTCAATAAGCTGTACGAATGCGCCAAGCGATACAAGGGCTTCCGGGGCGCAATCATGCGACAGACTAGGGCGTCACTCACCGACACTGCATTGGTCACGTGGGAACGGGACGTACTGGGACTTGATCATCCATTGGTCGTCAACGGGTCGCAGCGCCAGTGGCGTCATAGTTATCGATTCGACAACGGATCAGAGGTCGTCGTGGCGGGTTTGGACAAGCCCAGCCGAGTCCTATCCGCCGAATACGATATCATCCTAGTAGTCCAGGCTGAGGAGACTTATGAGGCCGACTGGGAACTGCTCAGTACCAGGCTCCGCAATCACAGAATGCCCTATCAGCAGATGCTTGGAGATTGCAACCCGGAGCACCCACAGCACTGGATACGTCAACGATCAGGAGTTGGCACGCTTGAGCTATGGCATACTCGACACGAAGATAACCCTCTTCTGTGGGACGGTGCTGACTGGACTGAGTACGGCGCTGACTATCTGGCCCGTCTGGATCGCCTCACTGGCACGCGGAAGGCACGTCTCCGCTTCGGTCAGTGGGTCCAGGCTGAAGGCGTAGTCTATGAGGAGTTCACAGAGGCCACGCACGTCTTATATCGTGACCGAAGCGAGTTCCGGTGGTTCGTGGCCGGTGTTGACGAAGGATTTACGAATCCGGCCGTCTTCATCGTTTTCGGAGTGGACGCTGACGACCGGCTGCATGCCATGCGGGAGTTCTACAAGAGGCAAGTCCAGCAAGCGGACTTCGTACAAGAGGCCGCGGACATGACGGCGGAGTATGGGATTTCGACCGTCTATGTTGACCCGTCGGCCGCTGGGCTGATTGCGGCGATGCAGACCAAAGGCGTTCCGGCCATAGCCGCAGACAATGCGGTGTATGATGGTATTCAGGCTGTCAAGGGAATGCTGGCTATTGCAGATGATAGTAGGCCACGGTTGACGGTTGACCCGTCATGTGTGAATCTTATATCTGAATTCGGCATGTACGCGTGGAAGGAACGGCGCACGGGGCAGGTGGATGAACCTGAGAAGGTGAATGATCACGCGATGGATGCTACTCGCTACTCAGTCAAGAGCATGGCGCAAGCCGTCACCGGGAGCATATTCGCATGGGCCTGATTGACTGGGTGAGATTCCAGGCGAGGGCCTTCGTCTTGGGCTCCGACATCTCACGATCCGACATGGGCTGGGGCAAAGACACGCAGGACTATCAGCCGCCCGAATACGCCGACTATCAGGCCACCAGTAACGGGGTGTACGCGTGTAGCAAGCTACGGTCCGACCTTCTGGCCAGTCTACCGCTACGATTGTACACGACTGACAGGGAGGGTGAGCGCACAGAGGTCGTGAGCGGGCGACTGTATGAGCTCCTGAAGTTCGTCAATCCATTCTGGACGTGGAACCGATTGATCCGCATGACCGAACTGAGCATGTGCATCTTCGGTGAATCGTATTGGTTCGTGGAACGTGGGGAATCAGGGATGCTCCCGCCGCGGGAAATCTGGTGGGCGCGGCCAGACAAGGTGCGTATCGTGCCTGACCGTGAGAACTACATAAGCCACTTCCTCTACAAGCCTGACAGCGGCGAAGAGGATATCAGATTCGAGCCTTCTGAGACCGTGTGGATGCCGCTTCCGAACATCAAGGATGAATTCGAGGGGCTGGCCCCACTGGCAGCGGCAAGGCTTGCGGCCGATACGGCAAGTGCGGCGCTGAAGAGCAATCGAAACCTATTCGCGCAAGGCCTCCAGATGGGCGGAATGGTCATGCCGGCTGAGGCAAAGGGTGGCGGTCATGTTCCGTGGACTGTAGAGCAACGCGACGAATTGACAGAGGACCTTAACCAGAAGTACAAAGGCGTACAGAAGGCCCACAAGTGGGGGGTATTCCGGACGCGTATCGACATACGCGAGGCCACCATCACGCCGAAAGACGCAGAGTTCCTGGGCCTCATGAAGTGGAGCCTTGAGGATATCTGCCGGGCCTACCAGGTGCCGCTTGACCTGATTGGTGGCCAGCGTACGTATGAGAACTACGACGCGGCCATGAAAGCCATGTGGACCCAGTGCGTCTTGCCCGAAGCCATATTCATCGCTGACGAACTTGAAGAGCGTTTCCTTCCGGCGACGGGTGAGGCAGACGCGGCGGAGTTCGACGCGTCGGGCGTGCCGGTCTTGCAAGAGGATCGGGAGAAGACCGTCAATCAGATGCACTCCCTCCACGGAATGGGCGTGCCGCTTAACCCGCTATTGTCGGAGTTCATGCCGCAACTGTTACCGAAGTCGGAGACGGGCAAACAAGAGGGCTATCCGTGGGGAGATACCTGGTGGGCGCCGATGACTGTAGCGCCAGTAGGCGCAGCAGATCCGCTAGAGGAGCCCATTGAGGCGGAGCCGGAAGAGACGGACGACGAGGAGCCACGCAGCCGCCATGTTCGCGTCATAGAGTACGACAGCCAAGAGCATCGACGCCTATGGCGCATATTCGCACGACGGACGGAGCGATGGGAAGATCGAGTCGCGGAAGAGGTATCCGCGCTTTTCCGTCGCCAACGTGATTCGGTGGTTGACAAGATCAAGGCGGAGCCGGAGCGGGCCTTGATTGACAAGATATTCAGCAAGGCGCAATGGATCAAGGTCTTCCGCCAAGCCATCCGCCCGATACTAGGGGCCGTGGCCAATGACTTTGGTGACGAAGCGTTGACTACACTCGGCCTTGAGATGGGTTTTGACGTCAACCAGCCTGCGTCCGTCCGCTTCCTGGAGCAACGAGCGCAGCGGTTCGCCAAGCGCGTCAACGATACGACGTGGGTAAAGCTCCAGGCGTCACTGGCTGAGGGCATGGGGGCCGGGGAAAGCACCGAAGAGCTAGCGGAGAGAGTCGAAGACCTGTTTACCTCCTGGTATCGCAAGACCGGCGACACTGAGATGCTAGCCAAGGCCACGCGGAGTTGGGTTATTGCGCGGACAGAGGTAATTGGTGCGAGCAACGGCGGGACGCTCTTGGCGTGGAAACAGAGCGACGTGGTGGACAGCAAGACGTGGCTGGCGGCGCTGGATGAGCGGACGCGAGTGACGCATACGATCATGCACGGCCAGACGGTCATGCTGGGCGAAGACTTTGAATCACCGGAAGGTGCGACGGGCCCAGCACCAGGGCAGATGGGTGAGGCTGGGGAGGATATCAATTGCCGTTGCACTATGACGGCGGGGATCAGGTTCTAGGAGGGGGGTTGTAACATGGGCTTCGGTGACTTTCACCTGTCATACGGTGCTCTAGCAGAGTTCCTGGGGATAACGGATGCCAAGATCGTACATGTCCAGGGAGGCTATGCAGGAGGGAGGTTGAGGATAGTGGTCGAAAGTGAAGAGATCAAAGGTGGCCTCTCATATGCGCCAGTTGTGTTATTGCTCCTAGCCTCAGCGCAAGGGGTGAGTTTCCGCCAACTATCGGTGGAGGTTGAAACATGAAATACCTGAGAGCATGGATAGTTAAGATGCGGAACTGGCAGTATTGGTTATGCTGCCTGAGAGGACATACTGTGTGGTATGGTCTTAACGTTGCGAAGGGCAAACGTGAGGCGGCGGGTTGCCAGACTTGCAGACGCGGACTACACTTGAGGGATATGATATGCAATACCTGAGAGCATACGCAAAGCGTGAAGACGGCGAACCGACAGCCGATGGCCCGGTCACATTCGTGGCCAGCACTGAGGGCGTGAAAGAGGATGGGCTAGACCTGCAGGCCGATGCGTGGGATCTGTCGCGATACGCGAAGTATTCCCCCGTGCTATGGGCACATGACTACTGGGGCGACAAGCCGCCAATCGGCACCGGGGCGGCGAGCATCGAAGACAGCAAACTTATGATTGACGTCACCTTTGACGCTGATGATCCTTTCGCCATGACCATTCGGGCTAAGGCCCTCAAGGGCATGGTCGCGGGCTCTGTCGGCTGGGGGGATGTGACGCAAAAAGAGGAGACGAAACATCAACTCCGCGAGTTCTCGATGGTGCCGGTTCCGCTCGATCCTGACGCGCTACCGGTGCGACAGGCGCGGGGTTTACGGGACTTGGCGCAGCACTATCTTGACATACTAGAACACAACACGCCAACATTCGACGAGGCAGATTGGCCGGAGGTATCTCGCCACATGGTCGGGATACTTGCGGAATCTGGCGGAGAGTCGGAAGAGTGGCGAAAGAGAACGTACAATCGACTGGAGAAGCGTTATCGGCAACTGGGCAAAGTGGCACCCGAGTTCCGCACGGCGGCAGAGCTAGAGCCGCTGGGACCGGCTGAGATTCGCGGCCTGTTCCTGGAGGATGAGGTCGAGCTACACGGCGACCTTTTCCCTGAGCGTCTACGGCTTCGCAAGGCACAGATCGACGCAATCCATGAGCACCTAGCGGGGATTGCGGATATCATGGACAAAGCGGAGACGGTGCTAGAACCTGAACCGCCAATCGACTTTAGCATTCAAGCAGATGCGTCAGAGCTACTGCAAGGACTGACGGGCGCATTACAGCTAGTCAAACTAGGAGAATAGCAATGGACACGGACGCGATCATAACCGAAGTGAGGGCGCAACTGGAAGCCCTCAACAGCAACTTGGCCGAGGCCACGTCAGAAGAGCGGCTGAAGGCCATCATCACACCCATGCTGGATGGGATCGTCGGGGACGAAGACTTCCAGCGGAAGATGCGTTTCGGCGGGACGGAGCGCAAGCTGGTAGGCTCGAAGTATGCGCGGCACAACATGTCCGTGGCAGACCTGGAGTTTCTCTACGACATGCAGGAGAGCTTGACTGGGCAGAAGCGCGCCGGGCGAAGTGGTGTGTACACTGGCCCATCCGAAGAGCTGAAAACAGCCTTCGGCGCTGTCAGTGATGCGCTCTACCTGACGGATGAACAGGTGCGCGAGATCGACAAGCAGGCCCTCGACAACGTGTTTCCCCGGGTGCCGAAAGTGGCCTTTCACGGTCGCGATCGGGCACTAGCGGAAAAGGGCCTCTGGTGGATGACCGGCGCGTATCAGAACGCGATACGCGCGATGGATACCGCAGAGTCTGGCTATGGCTCCCAGCTCATTGGCGCTCAGTACGTCGGCGAGCTCTGGGAAGCGGCACGGCAACAGTCGATGGTCTTCTCACTCTTCGAGACCTTCGAGATGACCGCGCCGACCGTATACTTGCCGGTCGAGGTAGATATCCCGGAACTGTTGTTCGTCAGTGAATCAACGGCCAACAACAGCTCAAACTATGACACAGTCAAGACCGGATCGAACCGGGTGACTGTGACGGCGAAGAAGTTCGTGATTCACCAGATATGGTCGGGCGAGATGGAAGAGGACAGCATCATTCCCTTTATCCCGTTCCTCCGCAAGCAGGCTACGAAGTCGCTGGCACACTACAGCGATAGCTTGCTAATCAATGGTGACGACACGAACGCGGCCACCGGCAACATCAACCTGGATGACGCAGATCCGGCGGATACCAAGCACTACCTGGCCTTTGACGCCTTGCGGCACGTCGCGATCGTCGACAACACCAACAACCAGGTCGACCACAGCGGGGCGGCCGTGACATGGGATGCAGCCTTTGATATGCGGGAGATGTTGGTCGATCGGACCTACCTGCATGACTGGAGCAACCCGATGGACCCGAACGACCTCGTTTACATCTCCATGCCGGAGATCACTCACGACCTGGGGAAGATGGATGAGGTCATAACGGTGGACAAGTACGGCGCGGCCGCAACGGTGCTCACGGGTGAAGTCGCCAAGATCGGGCGCAACCCTGTGGTCTCCTCAATCGCTATGGCGCTGACGATGGCCGACGGCAAGAGCTCCACGACCGCGGGCAACAACACTCTAGGACAGCTCATGATCTGTAACAAGAACGGCGCTGTGGTTGGGTGGCGAAGACGCGTGAAGTTGGAGACGGAACGACTCCCAGCGACGGATCAGACCCGTATCGTCTACTCCATGCGGCTAGGACACGGGCGATTCACCCCGACTGGCGCGGCCTCTGGGATCGAGTGGGTCGCAACGCTCTTCAACATTGCGGTCTAGGCGGGAGGCGCAGGAGCGAATCATGACGAAACAACGGAAGCAAACAGTCCTAACCATTGCACTGCTGGCGCTAGTAGCGCTGGCGGTCCTGGTCGTGATGGGCGGTTGCGTAACCGTGCAATGCCCAGATTGCCCAGAACCTCCGCTAGCGTCTACGCTAGTACCTATCGACCCGCTTGCTGTGAGGGAACGCCTCTGCTTCAACTGCTCTTCTGCGGATAACCTGGTCAAGAACGGGTACGATATCATCATGTACTCAGATGACCAGAGTACGCAGAAGTTGAAGCTGTATGGTGATACAGGTGACGTTGACGCCGCTGGGGAAGTGCAGGTCGGGACGTTCATGAACCTCACGGCAGTCACTTTCATCACCGTGACGAACGGCGCGGCCTTCACGCCGACAGGTACTTTCCAAGCAATCAAAGCTGCGGGCGAGGTGACGCCGACCGTAGAGACCAGCGGCTACACCGCAGGCGATGAGCTGATACTGTGGAATAACAGCGCTCAGACGATCAACCTAGCAGACAGCGGCACGATGAAACTGTCCGCGGCCTGGGCAGCGACTCAGGATGACGTGCTGAGATTGCGGTTCGACGGCACCAACTGGCTCGAAGAGTCGAGATCGGCTAACTAGCAATACCGGGGAGGGTTTAGGCCCTCCCCGGCCTAGAGGTAACCATGAGATACACAGTACAGATGGATTACGTGTCCGGCATCGGCGGACCGTGGGACAAGGGCGACAAGATCGAGCTAGACGACGCGAACGCACAGGCCCTAGAGCGCGATTGCCCGGGGCTTCTGGTAAAACTGCGAACCCAGCCGAAGAAGCAGGACCGACAACTGAGGCGCAAGACCACGCGACAAGAGCGCGGAGGCCAGTCGCCCATCACGCGGGAAGACTTCAAGGCGGTGAAGAATGGCTGACAACAGTTCTCGGAATATCAAGGTCAACGGCGTTGCACCCCAGCTCGACGACACCGATAAGTTGGCGGTGAGTTTGTATGGGAACTCGGGCGCCGCTGGGGATACTTCGCTTGTCAGTTCAGCGGCGGGCGTTGTTTATGTCATGCAGGCGCGTGGCAGTAGTGGGGTAGAATTTGCCTTTGATACGGCGGGCAGTGATGCTAAAACCGATGCCGTGATGAGCTATTGGCAGCGGTGCATGAACTCCCTCTATAACGGCACGACCTGGAACCGCCAGCGCAACAACGAAGAGGTGACGCTGCTGGCGAGTGCGGCGCGGTCGGCAACGACAACGAGTGATGACCAGACGAATTACAATGCCGTGGGCGTTGTATTGATGGTGGATGTTACCCTCGATCCTGCTGCTGCCAGCGTGACGCCTAGAATCCAGGCGATTCACCCCGTTTCAGGCGACTATTTCAACCTGTGGGTTGCTGGAGCGGCCATCACGGCAACAGGCAACTTTCTCTATGTCCTTTATCCCGGCAATACTGACGGTGGGCAGCTAACAGACAAGGATACGGTGCCTATTCCGAGGCAGTGGCGCTTGCAAATGACTCACGCTGATGCTGATAGCATCACGTATTCAGTTGGCGCTAGCTATATTCTCTAGGGGGATAACATGGCTTGGACATTCACCAGCGCCGTCAAGCACGGCAACATCGCTGTAACCGTCAACGCCACGGAGAGCGAAAGCGGCGAGACGAAATCCTGGCGCTACGGGTATCCGATGTACGACGGGCAGACGGCGACGCAATTCAAGGCGTCGGTGCGCAAAGAGGTGCGGGCGCATCTGGGCCACCTGAATGCGTCAACGACGGACACGGACGCAAGCGCGGATTACAGTAATCTGTAATGGCAGTCACCAATGGCTATTGCACCCTAGCAGAACTCAGGGCCCAAATCAGCATCACGGAAGCGGGTGACACGACCGACGATAGCGTGCTTGAGCAACGCATCGAGGCTATAAGTCGGGCCATTGACTACCTGACTGGCAGGCGCTTCTATACCACTGACGCGGACGAATCACGCTACTACAGCCCGCCACACCCGCGGCTCTTCCTTTGCCCCGACGACATTCTGAGCATCACCACGCTAAAGACGGATGAAGACGGCGACCTTGACTATGACAACACCTGGTCTAGCAGCACCGACTATTTCCTGGAGCCGTACAACGCAGCGGTGGAGACGCCGCCAAGACCATTCACACGGATTCGGACTATGGTAAGCGGCAACTACGGCTTTCCCACGATCCCCAAGGGCACAGAGATCACGGGCAAGTTCGGCTATTCGACAGCCGCCAACCAACCGCCACAGATCAAGGCGGCCACGCTCTTGGCAGCACAGAAGGCTTTCATGCGCCGCGGTGCACCATTCGGGTTAGCGGGTGGGCCGAATGCCCGCCTACAACTGGCAGCATTCATACAGCAAGACCTTGACGTCATGATGTTCATCGAGCCTTTCAAGCGGACCGGATCGAGCGTGATTTGATGGCAGACCAATTCGTCAAGATCGAGGGGCTGGATGCAGCCATTAAGACTGCTAGGGGATTAACGCGGAAGATTCGGAAGAAACTCCTCGGCCCGTTTTTCGTGCAGGCGGGAGAGTCAATCCTTAACCAAGCACGCTGGCAGGCAGCGGTGGACACGGGACGTATGCGATCTAGTCTCGAACGTGGCAAGCCAGGGAACATCTGGCAGAAAAGACGGGGAGGATGGGCAGTGCGAATCGGTACCAACGTCAATTACAAAGGTACATCCTATCCGCGTATCCTAGACGAATCGCCACGCTATCACTACAGAGCCGGGACATACGAAGGTGCGCAGACCCGGGGCTGGTTCTCGGAGGCCCCACAACGGGCTGAGCCTGAGGTGGACAAGGCAGTAGAGTCATTCGGCCGAGAAATACAGAACGAGTGGAGAAAACAGGGAGGAAAAGGGAAGTAGATGGCAACCCTACAACAAGCCATCGACCGAATACAGGCACTCATGGGGGCTCTCACCGATATGCGAGAGGCCCCCGACGAACCGCCCGAGACGATAGCTGTATTCCCCTTCGCCGTCGCATACGCGGAGCGCGGGCGCTGGGATTCTATCTCCGCAGCCTGGGCGATTGCCTATCACACGATCATACTGGAGATACACGTATCTCGCAAGGACTTGCCACGGGACATCCAGAAGGCGATGGCGTACAGTGAGAGTGTGAGCAATGCGCTGATAGGCGACATCACGCTTAATGGCACGGTGGATACCATCACTACCATCTCTTACATCTTCGGGCCGCTGGGCTGGAATGAGGCGCCGTCGATCGGTTGGCGCTATGAGATTGGGGTCAAACAGAAACAGGTGATAAGCTGACATGCAAATAACACTGAAGAAAATCGTGGGGACAGATGTTGGGTATTTACCCATAGGTACCGTGTTGGACCTTCCCCCGCGTGTATCTGATATGGCGTTCAAGCTTTGTGAGAGCGGATACGCAGATGTAACAGAGGAGTTTGCGTGGTTAATGCAAGAGGGAGAGGGTGGCAAGCAAGGGCAGGAAGAGGACGACAAAGCAGAGTAACCCATTCCCATCCGTCGCAATCCTGACGCCTCCCTGGAAGACCGGGGCGCTGCACTACGACACCTACTACGACATGATTGCGATTGCACAGAGGGGCCTGCACAAACAGTGGCTACGCGTGCCGCAACACCGGACGGACGTCGTGCGCAACTTCGGCGGCAGGCTCCTGCTGGAGTCAGACTGTACGCACCTGCTCATGCTGGACATGGACCACCGTCACCCAGCGGACATCGTGCGGCTCCTGGGACGACACGTCCAGCACCGGCCGCATATCAAGATCGTGGCGGGACTAGCCTACAGGCGAGCGGAGCCCTACGAGCCGATGGCCTTCTGGCGAGCGGACGAAGAGAGCGGAGTCATGCTGAACATGGTCACGCCTCCTGAGAATGCGGTGGTACAGGTGGAATACGTGGCGACGTGCTCCATGCTCATAGCGCGGGAAGTATTCGAGCGGACGCCGTGGCCGTGGTTCTCGTACGACTATAACAAAGAGACGCAAACGTCACGCTCAGAAGACATCATATTCTGCGAGAACGTGAGGCGGGCGGGCTTCGACATCTGGGTAGACACTACATTCTCTAGTCCGCACTTGACGGAGCGATGGATCGATCAGAACGATTACAAAGCGTACATGGCAACGTCGCCATACTCAGTCATAAGCAGCGAAGAGGTCGGCTTGCTGTCCAATCCTGGGAGCGTGCTGTACGTCGGGGCGAGACCCGGTGGAATAGCGTGGATCCCGGAACTGGTAGCGGTGGGAGCAGAGATAGATCTGCTAGAGGTATACCCACCCAATGCTGAGTCATTCGCTGACGATCATAGATTGGCTCACGTCATACTCGGAGACGTGCGGAACGTGAACGGAGAACTGCCACGGGAGCACTACGATTATGCGCTATGGTGGCACGGACCGGAGCACGTCACGCAAGCCGAACTGGCAGGGGCACTGAGCAACCTGGAGCAAGCAGCGGAGACCGTAGTTATCGGATGCCCCTATGGGGTATACGAACAAGGCGAATTTGGCGGCAATCCAAACGAGATACACCAGACGCACTGGCAGCCGGAAGCATTCGAGGCGCTGGGGTATGCAGTGAGAACGTTTGGAGAGCCGGATCAAGAGACCAGCCACATAGTGGCCTGGAAGCATGGAGGTTGAAACATGCCTGGAGTAAGAACACTTCGCAAGATTCAGCTCGGACAGGAGACTACGGCGGGCACGGCTGTGGTGGCAACCGGGCTGTGGCTGGGCAATGGCGTAATCAGTGACGCGCGCACGAGGGTCTCTCCTGAGATCGATCAGGGGCTCATGCTCCCAGTGGCGCAATCCTACGACACGGCTTACCTGGCTGAATTGGCTATGGAGGAGACTGAGGCTACATTCGAGCAACTCTCCTACATCCTCTCAGCCGCCATTGAGGATGTGACGACAGGCGTCCGTGACGGTACGGACGGCAGCGGCTATGTCTACCAGCACGACCTGACGACCAACGCGCAGGTGACGCCGCAGACGTACACCATCGAGATGGGAGACGATCAGCGCGTCGACGAGATGGAATACGCCGTCGTGCGCGAATTCTCCCTAAGCTGTGCCAAACAAGAGGGATGGATGACAAGTGCGACTTGGTTCGGTCGGCAGGTGACGGACGCGGAGTTCACCGCCTCAATTGCTACGCCAACCATAGAGCAAGTCGTCCACATGAAAACCAAGCTCTACCTTGACACCAGCGGCGGCACTATCGGCACTACACAGAAGACGTCATGCTTCCTTGGGTTATCGCTGAGTGTGACAACTGGGTTTCAGCCTATCCCAGTGGGTGATGGCAATCTGTACTACGCTGGTATCAAACAGATAGAGCCTGGCGTCACGGGCACGCTACACTTGGAGCATGATGCTACAGGTGAGGCAGAGCTTGTGCTTGCCAGAACCCCGGGAACCGTGAGGCTCATCCGCACGATTGCTGAGGGCGCAGCACTGACCACGGCCAGCGCCTACACCTACAAGACGCTCAGATTCGACGGAGCAATCGAGTATATCAACGTGCCGCCCCTCGGCGAAGACGAAGGCGACGATATCATAGACTTGGAGTTCCGAGTCGTGTGGCTAGCCGCCAAGTCACTGGGCGGGCAGATTCTGGTGGTGAATGAACTCAGCGCATTGACGTAACATAGCACGGAAGGAGGAGGGATGACGGAGGAGCTTCAACTAACACTGGATCTGGACTTGCTCAATCTCAATGACTGGATATTCATTGAGGATTTGAGCGTGGGCGGGTTCGACATCAAGGACAGACCGTTCTCCAAGATGGTAGGCATGATGCTTCGGCTTGGCGGAGACCCTGAGGTTATCGGGACACTGACTCTCGATCAGGCAATAGCTGCCATCTTGGATATAGGGGGGACGGTGCAGGACACCGCCGTAAACCCTCCGAGCGACAGCGACTCGGACTCTGGGCCAGAAGAGTCGGACACCGACCCCCAGCCTGGGGCGGAATCCTAGACGTTGCTGAGGAGTGGGGAGTACCGCCGTGGGAGATCGTGAGTAACCCGAAGGCAGTCAGGTGGTACTTCCGGTGGATACGTTGGCACAACGCGAAGATAAGGCGAGAGCGTAAGCGTGGCTGACCCGAAACTGACGATCGTTCTGCTAGCCAAGGACAAGGCGAGCGGTGCGCTGAAGGGCATGGGTAAGGCCCTGGGCGGGCTGGGGAAAGTTGGTGCCGTCGCGGGGTTGGCTGGTGCCGCAGCGCTTGGGGCTATGGCCGTCGGCACCACGAGGCTGGCCATCTCTGCCGCCAAGGTCGACGCCGTTCGGAACACCTTCCGCAACCTGGCCGCCAGTATCGGTGAGGAAGCTCTGCCGATGCTTGAGAAGATGCGCGCGGCTACGAGGGGCATGGTTGACGACGCCGGACTCATGGCAGCGTCAAACCGGTTTCTCAGCATGGGCCTCGCGGAGTCTAGCGACCAAGCGGCGAAGCTGGCCGAGATGGGAACGCAGCTCGGCGCGGCGATGGGCAAGGAAGCCGGGCCAGCAATGGAAGAGTTCGCCTTGCTGCTGGCGAACCAGGGTATCCCCCGCCTGGACACCTTCGGAATCAGCGCAGGCAAGACGCGCACACGCATCAACGAACTCATGGCGGCCGACGCTTCCCTGACACGGGAGACGGCCTTTCTCAATGCGGTCATGGAGCAAGGGGAGGCGAGTCTTGCGAAGGTCGGCGAACAGGGAGAGTCTACTGCGGCGAAGATGGCCCGCTTGCAAGCAGGCGTCAAGAACGCGGGCGATATCATCGGAGGGGCCTTCCTTCCGGCGCTTGATGAGGCGGTTGGCGGCCTGGGCAAGTTCATAGAAACCGTCAACACAGTTCTCCGCCCGCTGGCTGCTGGATTTGCGGCCGCATTCAAAGAAGTCATGGCGCTGGCAAAACGATTCGTAAGGCTCCTCATAGGCGATTCGAGTTGGGACCAACTGGCTACCAATGCTGAGGGATGGGGTGCAAACGTAGCCGTCCAATTTGCCAAGGGGATCGCGAAGGCTATCAAGTTTGTGGTGACTGCCCTCAGCAGACTAGGCGCGGCAGTGGCCAAAATGCTCAAGCCTGGATCCGCCCCCAAGCTCCTACCCGATCTCATGGAGTGGGGCGCGGGCGCAGCGACTGCCTACATGGACGGGTGGAGCAACGCGGACTTCGGTGTGTTCAAAGACCTACAGGGAATCATCGAGGGCTATCTGCGCGACCTGCCGAAGGGCGCCATCCCGGCAGAGCAACTGGCACTCACAATCGGGGACGTGCGCTCCGCCATTACCGAGGCCGTGACTGAATTCTCGAAAGTCGGGCGTATAGGTCCGGCAGCGATGAAGAAGATTGAGTCGATAGCGAAGCTCCTGCCGGAATCGGTACTCCGCTATGTGCGAGAGCTCAATAACCTGGCGGCCGCAGAGGACGCCGTGAAGCGGGCACAGGCAGAGCTCAACCGCGTTACCAAAGTGTACGATGACAGACTGAGACCGCTAAATGCCAAACTCCGAGAGATCGTCAGTGCTCAGAACGCGATACGTGACGCAGAGCGTGATGCAGCGCTGAGGGCAACGGCGGCAGGTGGGGACCGGCTGACGCAGATCGACCGAGAGCGTCAGGCCCTCCAAGACCGGATACGACTCCAAGAGATCGAAGAGCAGATGAGTTCCGACGAACTCAGTGCCGAAGAGCAATCGCTTCTTATGCTGGAGCGTGAGGAGATTGCGCTGAGGGCAGCGGAGGCAGAGAAACAGGCAGCGCGTGACGCGGAGCTGGCAGCCCTACAGCTACAACAGAACGCAGCAGAGGGCCAAATCGACGCCGTAGAGGCGGAGAAAACGGCGGCACTCACCGCGGAGGAAGCGAAGGTCGCGGCGGCTGAGGCGACACTGGCCAAGCAACGCGAGACGCTGGCTGCCATCAAATCTATGATCGACGCGCAACGGGAGAGCAATCAACTCTACAACGAGCAATTCGCAGCCGTGGAGACTCTCAACTCTGCCCTTGCCGGTCTAGGCGGGGCCATCGGCGGACTAGG